TAGCTTTCACCTCCAGTAATCTCGGGATAATCCTCAATTGCCCGGATTTGATCCGCGTAGTTTTGCCAATTCGCAGCCGCCTTGTAACTGTCAACAAGAGCGGCGGGAACATAGATGTAACCACTGCCACTCGAGATCTTGGTATAGGACACAGCATCCGATCCCAGACTGCACACCTTTTCCGTATTGCGGAGAATCAGCGCTTCCAGAGCGTTGGCTGCGGAAAACCCATGCTGCCCGATGCTCGTAACTTTAGGCAGATCTGCTTTGGCCAGTTTGTGCGCCGCATTAAAAGCGTAATCGCCGATAGACGTCACGTTGGGGAAAGATACAGAGGTCAGACCGCTGCAGTTCTGGAAAGCATAAGCGCCAACTGTTGTCACACGATCATTGCTGTAGTCCCCGCTGATGCTCCGTTCCACAATGCCCACAGAGATGTAGCCAATAAAGCGGTACTGCGCATAGCAGTCCGTATTTCCGGTGATTCCGTTGGGAGACGGATTCCAGCCGGTAAATTCGTAATCCTCTGGCTTTTCCACATCCGTTTTGGCCGGTGTGTCGCCGGTGTAACTGGCGTTGCTGCCATAGGGAACCTCGGATACTGTCTGTACCAAAGTTGTGCCATTGTAGAAGCGAACCGTGTACTTCCTAACGATGCTGGTAAACGCGGCATACACATTCCGGTCAGACACAACTGCCTTCAGCGCATTTGCGTTCGCAGCGCCACCAGCTGTCAGACTCCAACCGGAGAAGCTGTAGCTATACTGGGCCGTAGACGCTTTGGTGGGATTGGAACCGCTGTAAGCTGCATCCCCGCCATCATAGACCGTGACGGTTTTCAGCAGCGTATTCCCGGAATCGTCATAGAAATACACATTGCTGTGGGTATGCTCATACTGAATCCTGATGTTCGGGTACCGCTCCTGCATCTCAGCAAGGTCATTTCCCGTCAGCGTATCAATGGTAAAGATGCCGCTGATCTGCGCCTTATCCGTGTTGTTGCCGTTTTCGTCCAGACCACGCATGGTATCCAGCAGATCATAGAAAGCCAGAATGTCCGCCGCATCCTCAAAGCTACGTTCCAGCCCGGTGACGCGGACACGGGCACCGGCGGGAATGCTGTGCAAAATCTCCCACAGGTCGAACACCTCGCTCACATTCTCCAGGCGCAGCGTGGAGATGTTGTCATACCCGCCGATCACGAAATCCGTAATGCCCGTCTGGTTTCGGATGGTCAGATTGGTGACCGTCTCCGGCAGATGCAGGGTTTTCAAAATACCGCCGTTGGGCAGCTGCACACCGGTCACTGCCGTCCCCTCAAAGTAAAGATGCTCAATGTTGGTGCAGCCGGACACATCCACAGCCTGCTTGAGGTTCGGGCAGTTGCGGACATCCAGCGTCCGCAGCAGGGTGTTATTGCCCAGGTACAGCTCGGTCAGGTTGCCGTTGGAGTAGCTGTCTGCCGCATCGCCAACCTTAAGACTCTGAAGCCGGGTGGCCATGGAGAAATCCGCGTAGCCCACCATCAGCCCGGAAAGGTCGCCGATGGACTGAAGCTGGCTGGCACTGTAGATATAAATCTCGGTGTCATTCACATTGGACAGTGGGCAGGCCAGCGTGTAAGCCACATTGCGGTTTGCCCTCTGCTGCACCAGATAGGAGCCGTACTTCACCGTAGCGTAGATATCCGCATAAGGCGTGACGGTAATATCATCCTTGGCATAGCCACGGAGCGTTACCACATCAGTCAGGGCGTCCCCGGCATTGTACTTGGAGTCCAGATAGCGGAATCGGTTATACAGCCACCACTTTCTCTGCTCGGCCTTGGAGCCCTGCAGCATGGTGAGGTAGCTGGCCGTGTTCTGCTCCACCAGGGGCTGGAGGTACTTGAAGTAGGCATCCTCGTTGAACACCGCTTCGGGCCACTTTGCCTGATGCTCCTCAAACCGCTGTTCCGTCACCGCAAAGGACAACGTGCCGTTGGAGCGCAGCTTCTGGTACATGGCCTTGATGTCCTCATAGAAAGCCGCCCGGACATTGATCCACAGGACGGACTGCTGACCGTTGTAAATATCAGCCCCGGACTCGGTGTGGTCGATGTCCTCCAGATTGTAGGAGAACACCAGCGCACCTTCGTTGTTGATGCCGATGGCGGTATCGAAGTCATAGGGCAGCGAGAACCACTTGCTCCCCGCCATGAAGGTCGGGAACATATTCTTGGCCCGGGAGTCCACCATCAGGAACAGTTCCGTGAACAGGTAATAAAAAAGCACGGCATCCTTTTCAAAATGCTGTGCAAACTCAGATTTGAACTTGGCCAGACGGTAAGCGGCGGTATCTGTGGTGTACAGTACTCCGTCAAAGGTGCGGTTTACCGTCAGCTTGTCTCCCGTGGCGGCGGACTGATCCGTGCTTTTCAGCCACGCAGCCAGTTCGGACAGGTTGGCGGGATCTGCGTAATCTTTGGGATACCTGGCTTCAAAGTCGCCCTGCCAGTCCGTACCGGAGTAATCATCGTCCTTCCAGAGAACCCGGTCGCTGGTGTTGTTGAGGATTTCCCAGCTTTCATCGCCCTCGGAAAAGCCGAACACCTCCGGGGTTGCTTTATCGAAGTTGAAATTGTACTTTCCGATGAAGCTGGTGTTCTCACCATCATACCAGAAGACCACAATGGGGAATCCATCGATGCCCTGGCGGATGCGGCTGTCCTGCTTCTGGGGTTCAGTCTGGAAGGGACAGGTCTCATCATAGATCCGGGCCAGTTCCACGTTGTTGGCTCCCTCCGAAGAAGCCACATCCGCCTTGAAGGTGAAGGTGTTCGTGGGAATGGAATCGGAGCGCAGCTTGTAGGTTTCCTGGGTATTGCCGCTGGGGTCCACAAAGCCGCCCTTGAACTTAATCTTGTAGTTCTTCCGGGCGTAATACTGGGAGGATGTACCCTGCACATCCACTTCGGCCCCGGAGAAGGTGAAGGACTTGCTGTTGTTGACCGGATCGGTGTAATAGCCGCTCATGGTTTTCACATCACCCTTGTACTGGGGCAGTTCCGTGCCGTCCAGCACCAGGTACGGCAGATCCTTCGGCAGCTGGGAAATGACGATCTGGGAATAGGCATCGAATACATGGTTGCGGCTGTACCGCTCCAGCATGGTTTCCACCACCTGGGTATCGGCGATCCAGTTGTTCAGAACCTGATGCCGGGTCAGATCGTTGTCATAAATGCGGATGCAGTACAGGTCAATGGTGGCATCCCGGGAACCAATGGAAATATCCACAGGCACACGCTGGGCGAAGTCATCGTCCGCCGGGTACTGCACCACACCGGACATGATACCGTTGATGTAGCAATAGATGAGCCGGTTGACGGCTTTCTTCTCCACCACAAAGGACAGACGCAGGTGCTCGTTCTCTTTGTACCGGGTGGTGATCTCCTTCTGCTCGGAGCGAAGAGTCGCCAGCTGAGGCGTGATGGAGATACCGCGATTGCCGCTCATGCAGGACAGCACTATGGCATCGTAGTTCATTACATCCCGGGTGGCAAACTCGATCTCGATGGTTTTGCCGGTGGTACGAAAGTCCTTTCCGAAGGGCTGCACCGGAATGGTCAGTCTGGCATCGCCGGACACCCGGAGAACGGGGATATTATCCTCATCCAGCTGCCAGCCGTCCGAGGTGAAGTTGAAGCCGGAGAAGCGGGCGGCAATCGAGTCATACTCCCAGACAGCAGGATTCTCTTCGGTGTTGCTCCGACCGGCGCTGGACAGGTACAGAGACAGCCCCTCGGTTTCCGCTTCAATTTCCATCTCGCTGGCAGTCACCGTCAGCGCAATGGTGCGGGAGGCACTGCCGCAGGAGATTTCCAGAGCCAGATCCCCGGCGCTGTCCGCCCGGTAAGACCAGATCTGCTGGGTGCGACCCACCGTCTGGCGGGACACCACATTGCCGCTTACTGACAGCTCCACCTCGGCGGTCAGGTTCGATGGGTCATAGACTGTAAATGGAATGGCCAGCGTGGTGTACTGGGCCACCGTGCCATCCTGAAAGCTGGTGGCGATGATGGGTGTGGTGTTCAGGCTCTCCACGCAGATGATCTCATAATACAGATGGTTGGACTCGATGGTCTGCCCATTGACGGTAGCATCGAAGTAGGCCTCCAGCGTATGGGCTCCGTGCTTCTGGGCGGGAATCGTGTAGGACATCTGCCTGCCGCTGGAGGTGGTGGTCACCGTTGCGATCTCCTTGCCGTCCAGCAGGATGTGAACCGTCTTGCTGATGGCCCCCACCGGCACATAGGTAAAGGTAATAATGCCATCGAAAGCAGTCCCGGAGTCAAAGGTGGAACTCATGGACGCTTCGATGGCATTGATGTTGAAATTGATGGTGCGGCTGTTCTCGTAGGCATCCGACACCTGAATCCGCACCGCGTTGCTGCCCACAGACAGATACGACCCGAGATCGGCGGTGACCGCTCCCTGGGGAATGTCCAGCATGGCCTTGACGATGCCGTTTACCGTGACCTTCATCACGCCGTTGCCGGTGGGCAGCTCATCCTCCAGAGAGGACCAAGTGATCTGGATGAGACAATCCTTGCCGTAGGCGATGGACTTACTCAGCCAGCCGCTGGTATTGGAGACCGCCAGCACGGCGTTATTGCCGCTGGAACCGCCGGAGCCGCCCGTGCCGGAAAAGGGGCCGAGGGGACCAGCCACCACTTCATTGTTGGAGGTCAGGTACAGATAGCCGTTTTCCACGAAGGCTCCGTCCACCTTCCCGGAGAGCAGCAGTTCCATATTGGAAAAACTCTGCTGCATATTCTGGGCGGCGGACATGGCAAGCTGCGCGTCCCCGGAGGCATTGAAGGATTCATCCTTGGCGTTCTTCGCGGTGGCCAGGGCTTCGCTGGAGCTGCTCTCTGCCGCCCGGGCGATGGTCTTGGCATCATTGGCGGTCTGGACCGCATTCTGGGAAGCCGTAACAACTTCCGCCCGGATATCCAACACCTGCTGGGTGGCATCCTTCATGGGTTGCTCCAGCGCGGCCACATTCTGATTTTCCTTGTGAATTTTTTGAATGCAGGATACGAAGGCGTCCTTGACATCCACGCCGAAGCGGGCTGTCAGGAATCGCTGCAGTTCTTCCTGTAGATCTGCCACAGGTCATTCCTCCCTTCGTTTACTCGATAGAATCAATAAAAGCCTGGGCAACATCGGCGATGCTGTCACAGGCAGCAACGGCGGTTTTATCCACCAGCACCCGGTCAATGCGGTAGTTGTCCCGGATGATTTTTCCGGTGGTATCGTCAATCTCGGAATAGGTGATGCTGAGACGCTTGCCCACGGCATCGTTCCAGAACGTGACAGAGGTTACTTTCTTCATGTGGTGATTCTCCCTTCTGTAATGGATGTAAGATAAGAAGCCGCTTCGTCTCCATAGTTGGCAGTAGAGGTGTCAACCTGTCCTCGCTCTTCCGTCATGCGCAGCTGGTCGTAATCAATCTGCTTGGCCTTAATCTCCCAACCGAAGGACAGCCCCGGAGTGCCGGAAACCACGAAATGGTCGCTGTATCTGCCTGTCAGTGCGATTTCGCCGGAGCCATACGCCTGGAGGAACACCTGGTAGCTTTCCAGTGATACACACTGGGCGAACACCGGATCGATGGATACATAGCATAGGCTGTCCTCCGCGATCACCCCTTCACCGATGTCTCCGAAATAGGGCGTGGGCGTCTCATAGGCGTAGAGCTTGCGTTCGCCGTAATCTCTGGTCTTGACACACCGGGCCTTGCTCCCCAATACGGACAGGTCACCAGAGACCTGCGTAAACACCGGCAACTCCAGCCAGTCGTGATGGACATTCAGGATATCGTTCTTTTCCTTATCCATCAGGCTCATCTTGATTTCGTTGCCATCGCTGACTCCGACAAAGCCGCATTCATAAGCCCCCTTGTAAAAGCCAATGGTGCCTTCGGTCATCTTGATAGAACGGACGATGCTGCCAGACTGCCCATCAAACGAGTCAGTGGAGATACCGCCCTTTCCGAGGTACACGTCACCGGCACCGCCGTGGGGCGTGCACATACTCAGCCAGTTGCTGGCATGGGTCCAGTCACCAAACGCAATGTAATCGCTGTTGATATTGAAACCGCCAATCTGTCCCGCGATGGCTTCCATACTGCCATCGGTTTTGATCTTGAAGTAGTTGTTGGCGGTAATGGCTCCGTTCAGATTGATGCGCTGTGCCTGGATGGCCACTTCCTCGGAACTCTGGTTGATGGCGGAGATGATGCCGTCCTTCTCCACCTTGGACGCAATGCCATCATCCATGCCTTTGATCCATGCGTTCAAACCAATACTCAGCTGGTTGGTGTCAATGGAATTGGCGGCAATCCAGCTGCCGAGAATCTGACCGTCCACCGTGATACCCACTGTGTAGGGGCCTTCGTAGCCGGTGGTGCTGGCGGCGATACCGTCCTTGTTGATCTGCATGACGCGCTTGGCGGTGGTCTTGTCCGGGGTATCCATGTAGAGGTCCCGGAGCCAGCGCCCGTCCTCGTCATACTCCGTCAGCTTGTAGCCGCCCTTGGCACCGGTCATCATAGCAGTCAGGTTGTCGATGCTGATCTGGATATTCCGGTTGGAGATGCTGATGGCATCGTTCTGCTCACTTCTCAGCTGATTGCGCACTGCCGACTGCTGGCTGGTATAGGTTTTCTGCTGCTTGCTGGACAGCTCCAGCGTTCGCCCAGCAGGGTTCTGGAGCGGAATGGTCAGCTTCATCACCGGAAGGACGATGTCCATGCCGTAGGGCTTTGCAAGGCAGTGGATGCGGTCGCCCTCGGCGAAGGCGTCATAGTCATGACCCAATTCCGAAAGGTCAGCCGCCGTCAGCGTCAGGGACATGGTTTCAAACTGGGTGCTGGAGAGCCACTCCTCAGCCTTGGCTTTGAGGTTTGCCGGGACGGTCACATCATCCCAGGTGTTGGTGGCCCAGACCCAGCCGAACTGATCCACCGCGTCCTGCGAAAACACATAGTTCTTTCCATCATTGACAGAGGTAATGTCCACCCGCTTTTCCAGGGCTTCAATCTCCGATTCGCCCTCCAGGGTCGCACCCAGAGGAATCAGCGCCGTCACCACATCCTCTGCGGAGGTGGTTTCGGAGTAATCCAGCAGGTTCAGTCCGAACTCAATGGGCTGGGTGCTGTAGCTGCCGTACTGCTCGATGCTGACCCAGTCCAGAATCAGCTGGTCATCCACATGGCGCAGACGCAGATAACCGCCCAGCCGGTTCACCAGCTTCTCCCGGATGGCTTCCAGTGTGTTTTCGTAGTTGGTGTAGCGGTAGAGGCTGTTGTTGGGGTCGGTGATGGAGACATAGCCCAGCTTGATCTGCTTGCGCGGCTCCACCTGGCTGTTGTGGATCTCCAGCATCTTTCCCAGCAGTGCTGCCGGGGAAATATCGTGGTACTCCGCCTGGGGCTGGATGGAGTCCGCCAGAAAACTCAGCGCCCCGGTGCAGTAGATCTGCTTGTTCCGGTAGCGGTCAATATTGGGAACCTTCCGCACCTCTCCGTAATAAATCTCCCTGTTGTTACGGAATACGGAGACCATGGATTTCCGGCAGCAGATGCGGTCATAGAGCGGGTTGTCTGGTGGGATCGTTGCCGTAAACACACCGGCGTACCCCGGCTCCAGTTCCAGAACCGGGTCGGTCAGCATGGCGGAGGGGTGGTCTGCGTGATACAGCACATAGCCGTCCAGCTTGACTTTATACATCAGATCACCCTCCTTCGGAAGTAAACACACAGACTGCCGCGCCCGGAGAAATTCAGCGTCAAATCCTGATCGCCCACCAGCAGCTCGGCCAGCCGGTTCTCGCCCTTTTGCAGCAGATAATCGTCTCCGTCCACCGTCATCTTCAGCCCGGTTTCGCCAATCTCAGAAACCACCACGCTGACCACAAAGGGCACCGCGCTATGCGGGATGGTACAGGCAGCAGTAGGGCTGTCTGCCGTGAGCGTAATTTGAATGGGATCGTCAATGACACCCAGTTCAAAATCAAAAGGATTCCACAGCCAGTCTGGGGTGCTGTTGTCATTGAGACTGTAGCCATAGGGGTCTGCCTGGGGGATGGACAGCTTGAAGGTGCCGATCTCCCGCACCCGGTCAAACTCCGTCACCTCGGCGCGGCCTTCCCAGTAGTAGCCTGGGAAATCATCAAAGACAACCCGCACCCGCTTGCCGTGCAGCAGGATTCGGATTCTGGAAATAAAGGAGTTCCAGACGCATCTGTCCATCTTGCCGCCCAGGGTGATCTCAATGGGGCGCTGCTTGAAAATGGGCCGCCCGGTGAGGGCTTCGGAATAATCCAGAAAGCCGTCCGCACCGGGAACATCCAAATAAAAGGTCTCCTGGACCGGGGGGCCAATGCAGTTGTTGTTCCCGATGGCAAGGCCCCAGTCCCGGAGGGTATGATAGCTTTTTCCGGTAGCGATCACCGTAATGGTCGCGCCGTTTGTCATGGTACTCATCGGTACACCTCCTGTGCGGCCAGAATGCCCAGCTGACGGTTCATGCCGGGTGCCAGCTTGCCCACCAGGGTGCTGCCGTCCAGATAGATGCCCTTCTCACTGTTCTGGGCAATGACCGCCAGATATTTCTCCATGCCGCTCATATTCAGCTTGCTGTCCAGCATGGCTTCCAGCTTGGTGTAAAAGCCCTTCAGCGGCAGAATGGCTTCCGGCCCCGCTTCACCACCAGCCATAAGACTGGAGCCATTGAAGCCGAACAGGGTCGGGTCAGTCATGATGCCGCCCTCCTTGTACCAGGACACAGAAAGGTGCGGTACACTGGGCGGGTTCAGGGAGAAGCTGCCTGAGATACTGAAGTGGGGCATCTTGATATGCGGCAGGGACAGCTTACAGTTGGCAAAGAAGCTCTTGATGCTGTTCAGCGCATTGCTGATATGCGTCTTGGCCTGGTCAATCGGCCCGGTAATGGCACTCTTGATCCCGTTCCACACCGAGGTGGCGGTACTCTTGATGCTGCTGAACACCGAGGACAGGGTGCTTTTCACGGAATTGAACACCGTGGTCACCTTGGTTTTGACCCCATCCACCACCGTGGAGATGGAGGTCTTGATGCCGTTCCAGATGGTAGTGGCCGTGGTTTTGATTGCGTTAAACACCGTAGATACGGTCGTTTTGATGCTGTTTACCACCGTGCTGATCTTTGTGCTGATGGCAGTCCAAATGGTGCTGATGGTTGTCTGGATGGCGTTCATCACCGAGGACAGTGTGGTGGAAACGGCGTTGATGGCGTTGCCCACCGTGGTTTTGATGGTTTCCCAGATGCTGGTGATGGTATCGCCGCAGTTCTCCCAGATCAGCTGGAACGGCAGCGTGATGATATCCCATGCCGCCTCCAGCAGAGAACCGATGAACTGAATACCGACACTGACCACATTTTTGATGGTTTCCCAGGTATTCGAGAAGAAGGTGATGATACCATTCCAGATGTTCGTGAAGGTGGTGGATACCGCGTTCCACACTTCATCCCAGCTGGTGCCAAACCAGCCCAGCACCACATCTGCCACTCCCTTGAGCGTACCCAGAATATTCTCAAACCAGCTGACCAGCCCTTCCCACATGGTGGTGAAGATTCCCTTCACGGCTTCCCACGCGCCGGACCAGTCGCCCTGGAATACGGAAATGAATACATCCACGATGCCCAGAATGACATCCAGTACCGTGGACAGTGTATTGGCGATGTGGTTGAACACACCCTCAAAAACCGGAGCGAGAAGATTGCAGAACCCCTGCCATACAGCGGACAGCACTTCGGTAATGCTTTCAAATTCAAAGCCCAGGCTGTTCAGCCGGTCTACGATGCCCTGGCAGAAGCCGCTGACGGTTTCTTTGATCTGGTTCCATGTACCGATGATGTTTTCCCGGAATTCATCGTTGGTTTTCCAGAGCGTCGCAAAGGCGGCTGCCAGCGTGCCGATCACTGCCACCACGGCCAGCACCGGCCCGGCCACGGCCCCAAGCGCACTTCCCAGTCCGGTGATGGAGCCGCTGCTCCCGGCGATCTTCACGCCCAGCTTGGCGATGCCCTTCGTCAGCCCGGAAAAGCCCTTCATGGCTGTGCCAACCGTGGAAGTTACCTTGCCGAAGAGGATGAGCATGGGGCCGATGGCAGCGACTACCGCAGCAATTTTTACCACGGTTTCCTTCTGCTCATCGTTCATTCCGTTCAGCTTGTCCACAAATTCCTGGACTTTCTTTGCCACCGCCCGGATTTTCGGCATGAGGATTTCGCCGAAGGAAATGGCAAGCCCCTCCAGTGCGGACTTTAGAATGGTGATCTGACCGGACAGGTTGTCCAGCTGGGTATCCGCCATCTGCTGGGCCGCGCCGCCGCTTTCCGTGATGGACTGCTGGAGGCTATCCCAGCTGTCCCCGGTATTGGAAAGCAGCGAGTTGACAGCGGCCAAATCGGTTTTATTGAAAATGGACGAAATGATGTTCTGCTTTTCAGCGGAAGTCATCCCGTCCATACTGGTATTCAAATCCCCCAAAATATCGTTGAGGGAACGCATATTGCCTTCGGAGTCGTAGACCTCCACGCCCAGGCTCTCCATGCAGGCGGCGGCTTTGTCCGTGGGGCTTTGCAGAGCCAGAATTACGTTTCGCAGATGGGTGCCCCCCTCCGCACCCTTGATGCCGTTATTGGCGAGGATGCCCAGAGCGGTATTCAGTTCCGCTGTGCCGCCCTTGACCGTCTTGGCGGTTGCGCCGATGGTCAGGATGGCTTCACCCAGCTGGGCGACAGAGGTATTGGTGGTGGATGCTGTCTTGGACATCTGATCCACCATGGTATCGGCTTCTCTGGTTTCCATCCCCAGAGCCGACATGGCATCCGTCACCATGTCCGATGCCGATGCCAGGTCAATGCCACCAGCCGCCGCCAGGTTCAGCACGGTGGGTAGCGTATCATAGATTTCCTGGGTATCGTAACCAGCCAGCGCCAGGTAGTTCATGGCATCCGCGCACTCGCTGGCAGAGAAGGCCGTTTCCGAACCCATCTGCTTGGCAAGATCCCGGAGTGCTTCCACCGTATTGACAGACTCGCCGTTCAGTTGGGACATGGCATCCTTGGTGATGCCCATGGTGGCCTGCACCTGGCTCATGGAGGTGTCAAAGTCCGCTGTGGTCTTGACCGCCGCCGTACCAAGCCCCGCCACAGCGGCAGTCACCGGGAGCAGCTTCTGACCGGCACCGGAAATCTTATCCCCGGCGGTTTGCAGCTTGTCGCCGACCTCCTCGATTTTAGCCAGAGCCGCATTGGACTCAATGGTCTGTTCCTGCAGGCGTTTCAGTTCCTGCTCGGTTTCGATGATTTCCCGCTGGAGGGCATCGTATTTGTCCTGCCCCAGGTCGCCGCTTTCCAGCTGTGCTTTGGCCTGCTCCTGGGCCAGCTTCAGCGCATCCAGCTTTTCCTTGGTGGATCCGATGGCATCCTTGAGCAGCTTCTGCTTCTGTGTCAGAAGTTCCGTATTGGTGGGGTCCAGCTTCAGCAGCTTGGATACATCCTTCAGACCGGACTGGGTGGTCTTGATGGACGAGTTGACGCTTATCAGCGCCTTGTCCAGTCCTGTGGTATCGCCGCCGATCTCAACGGTAATGCCCTTGATTCTGCTTGCCAAATTGCGTCACCTCCTAAAAATGGGCATAAAAATAGCCCGGATTGCTCCGAGCGTGAAAAGAGCATCGGGTGTCAGCCGATGCTCCTTAATCAATATTTAGTCTACAAATCGGAATTTACTTAATTGCTTTTAGTGTGTATGTTGCACCTCAATGGCTTAGCGCTTCAACAGTTGAAAACCTGCATCAAGGAATGTTTCTGTTTCGTGTTTATGCCAACTTGTAGTCCCGAATAATAGGGAAGATGGTATTCACATATAAGGGAATGCTTAAGTCAATTTTTGCTTTATCTAACCACCCATGCATTAGATTATTTAGAAGTGCAAAATTCATAGTGGGAATGAATTTTATAAATACTCCATTGTCGATTGTTTCTACGAAATCGGTAGCATACATTTCACAGATAGAACGAAGCCCCCAATAATTATATAGCACCCCCAAAGCCGATTTAAGAGTATTGACGTTGGCAGGGAAATCGGCTCTGCTGAATAGGTCAATAGCATGCTGATACTTCTCCTGCACATACTGTAATACACTTTTTTCCCCCGCAAATGTCGATATTATCATATTCATTGAGAAAGATGGAGCAGTGTCAATTGTTTTAGCTCCCAACAACTGTACTAATTCAACCTGAGAAGCATGATATTCTGTATATCCAGAAAGTCCAGCATATCGCATTTTATCACCGTTCACATACAACTCTGAATCATACATATGAGTGAATTCATGGAATATCAAATACTTGGACAAGCTCAGGTTCGTACTGATAAGCAAAGTGTGCTGACCTATTAAAGGTTGATAAAATGTCGCAGCAGCAACTTCATATCCTTGCAATTCTGCAGTGGATTTTGAAGCCTCCTGGGTTTGTAAGGTATATTTTGGGAACTGCTTAATTCCCATAAAATCCTTATACTCATTCACATAAACATTAAGCTGTTTATAAATGTCCATAACCACACATCCAATTCCCAATTTGTCAGAATAATAATAGCACAAGATTGTGAACACTTCTACCATCAAAATCGGTCAAAATCCTCCTGCGATGCGACCTTGTCGTAGGTCACACCATCATTGCCTTTTTCCGTCCACATGTCCATCACAAGGCCGATGGTGAGGAGGTCAAGGTCAGCGATGGAAATGCCGATCTCGGTGCATCGCAGAAGGAACAGAGCCGTGGTCATTTCACGGCTGCTGCGCTGGAGTTTTTTTTAGAAGCCACATCGGTCACAAGATTGGAACCCCACAGTTCCAGGATCTCCGGCAGCACCTCATAGATGGAGAACATTTCAAACTGATCGAGCCAGTCATCGATGTTGTCCGGGATGGTGTGGTCGGCATGGTAGGCCATGATGTAGGCCACATTCTCGAAGATTTCCAGATCCTCGATGGCAAAGGAACCATCCTCATTTTTCTTCTTGCTGTAGGAGGCCTCCAGCTTGGACAGGTCCTTGAAAATATCCCGTTTGAACTTGATGCGGTACAGACGGGGAATCGTTGCCGAGGAGCGGAACTTCACCTGTTTATCGCCGACTGTGATCGTTTTCTCCAGCATAGATTAACCCTCCGTTTCGTCCGGGATATACACGTTCTGGTACCAGCCATCATAGGTGGCTTTGTCCGTGGTATCGCCGGTGCGGCTCTTGACCAGGCCATCACTGCGGGGATCGGCAGTCAGGGACAGGGTTTCGGTACCCGGCTCGATGGTGTCCTCCTTGGTCTTGGACTCGATGGAAGGACGGGATGCGCTGCAGTTGTACAGCACATGACGGATGGCCTTCGCATCACCATCGAACTCAAAGAGCAGGGCGAACTTCTCTGTCTCGGTGACGTCGGACTTCTCCACCAGCACACCCTTGTTGTCCAGCTTTTCCCGCAGGATTTCGGTGCGGAACCACTCCGGGATGAGGGCCATTTCCAGATCGCCGCTGTAGCCGTTGTTGGAACTGGTGCGGAAATACACGATGCCGTCCGCATAGAAGGGAGAGGAATCACCCTCCGCGTCCAGGCTGATGCTGACCGCACCGGGAATGGCCTTGGGGGTGTCGTAAGAGAAGGAAGTCACACCGTCCACCACGGATTCCGTCAGCTTGGCGGCATGGACATTTTTCAGATTATATTTGACTTTATTGCTCATAGCGGTCAAACCTCCATTTCAAAGTAATACAGGACTTCGTAGAGCCGTTCGCTCTCAATCCAGGTTTCGGTTTTCTCATAAAAAATGCCGTGCCTGTCCAGCACAGCTTCGAGCTTTGCTTCAAGCTCCGGATTCTTCTCGTCGGTGTACAGTTCCACATGCACCTCGGAGATCTTCAGATAGACCCTGCCGTCAGCGGCAAAGTTATCCGAGCCAGGATACAGAAAGCAGATAAAGGGCGGATCGGGTGATTCACCCTCCGCAAAGTGGTCATAGGCGATGGGAAGGGCGGTCTCTTCCAGCATCTCCATCAGTTTATAGTGTGTCATGGCTTACTCCTTCAGGACGCGCAGGATGTCCTGCTCCAGTTGCTCCGCGCCATTTTCCTCCGCCGGTGCGATATGCGGGATCGCTCGGACCCGACCGCCACCGCGTTTGGCATGGCCGTGCTCTAAGAGGTGGGCCAGCATATACCGGGATGGCGAATACACCGTCACCTGCATGGAGGTAGCGGACTCCGCCGTGGTCTTGCTGGTCCACGATTTGGCATAGCGTCCGGTCCGCTCCGGGGCGTTCTGCCGGATTTCGTTCCGGACGGTTGTTCCAGCGGCCTTCACCGCCTTTTTCACGGTGTCGGCGGCCAGATCGTTGTATTCCATCAGGCTCTCCATCACAACGTCGGTCAGATCGTCAATCTTTACTTTTCGGTTCGACATGGCGGTTACCTCTCGGTGAGCTGGGTGCGGAGCTTCCGGCTGTTATGCTTGAAGCCCATTTCATCGATGCTCAGAATGTTGTAGATGCGGCCTGCCAGAAGAACGCGGTACTGTTTGGAATTAATCGCCGCCGTCTCCGTGGAATAGCGGACGGTGATATCCAGCTTGTCCGCTTCCGTGGTGTACCCGGCGGATTCTTTTTCGCTGGCCGAGAGACCGCTGGTGACGGCGGATGCCCAGCAGGTGAAGAAGTCAGTCCATGTGGATTTATGGTTTCCGTACTTATCCACCACAGTCTCATTCTTCTGGATGGTAATCCGCACCCGAAGTCCAGAGATGTTCATGAGATCACTCCTTCCCGGATGCCGAAGAGGAGCGACCGCAGCGTCAGGGTCAGATCATGGTGGTCGGCGTCCTCCCGGTGCTCGAACAAATAGCCGAGCGCATAGAGGATGGCGACCTTCATGGTCTCCCGGACGTGGCGGAGCTCCGCATCGGTATAGCGTGTGGAGCAGACCTTGCCGGAATCAATGTCGGCCCACTGGTCAGCAGTCAGCCGTGCGACATCCGCGCAGAGATTGCAGGATGCGGAGAGAAGGCTGCTGATCACAGCGTCCTCATCCGCAGAATCCACCCGGAGGTACATCTTGGCTTCATCAAGCGAAATCAGTGCCATGCAGCAGCCTCCTTTCTGTCATCAGTTGCCGGAAGCGGCTGTGCTTTTCTGCTGCAGAACCTTGATGGCCTCCGGCAGGACAGTCTTTCCGTCCAGACGTTTGGAGGCAAGGAAGCCGACCTGACCGTTACCGGCGAACAGCTCGTTCAATCGCTTGAAGGTGATGCCCTGACGGTCACCGATCCAGTAGTAGTTCAGGTCGCCGAAGATGACGGTCTTGGCGCCGGCAGCAGCCTCCGGCATGTACGCGGAAGTGAAGTAGGGCCTGCCGAGGATCGTGGGCACATCGCCGTCGCGGAGGGCAGGCTGCCACAGGTACTGGCCGTTGTTGTCCTTCAGCTTGCGGATGAGCTTGACAGTCGTATCATTCAGCACCCAGATAGCGTTCTTGCGGTACGGAGCCTTGAGGCTGAAGTACAGGTCGATCAGCTCATCAGCGGTGATGGCAGTCGCGCTTGCAGCGGTAACGCCGACCTCGCCGCCGCCCGTGGCATTGAGGATGCCGGTGGGCTTGGAGGAGCCGTTGCCGTTCAGGAAGGCCTCTTCCTCCTTGTCACCAATTCGGCGGGCAAATTCAGAAGAGATGTAACCTTCCAGATCGAAGGCTGCGTCGTTCAGGAGCTCCTCGGAGACCTTGATAATGGTGCCAACCTTGTGGGCGTCCAGCTGCACCTGACCGAATACGTCGTCGCTTTCGGTATAGGCACCTTCCTCATCGATCCACGCGGCAGAGCCGTGAGAGGCGACGACGGGGATCTTGTGCAGGCCGCTGGAGGTCGTGATGACATGCGCGTTAGCGCGGATCACGGTGGCAGCGTTCAGGCCCTGCACAAGGGTGCGCTCGAATTCGTCAGGGACGAGGTAGCCACCCTCAGAATCCACGCCTTCCTGCAGAGCGTTTTTCATCTCCGGAGTCATGGAATCCTTATGACGGGTGGCGTTCCAGAACGCCTTCTTATAGGCGTCAGAGGCACGGCCAGTCTTGGTATCCATCGGCTTGGTGGCCGCAGGCTTCTCTGTGATGGGGGTGTTCACCGGGCGGGACAGCTCGGCGTCCATCGTCTCCAGACGCTCCATGCGGCTAATCTCCTTGCCGAGGTTGGTGATGTCGTTTTCCATGCCGGTGTAAATGGCATCGTCCTCTTCAGACAGGAAGCCGTCGGCATTGCGGTTGGACTCCAGAAACGCCTTGGCAGCCGCCAGCTTCTTGGCACGCTTGTTGCGAAGTTCGATAATAGTCATGGTATTGATCCTCCTCAGTTCTTCAAAAGATTGAGCCGTTCCATCAGCTCAGCGACAGAACGACCATGTTTGGGTGCGGGTTCCTGCTGCGGGGCCGCTTGAGGCTCCGGCTGCAGTTCCTGCTCGTTTACCGGGGTATTCTTCCGGGTCTTGGCGGTGATCTTGTTGATCAGCGCAGCTTCTACGGCCCGGTCCGAAAACTCGAAGGCAGGCATTTCTGCCGTGACCTTCTCGTCTGTGAGCATGCCGTCCGCAAAGCCGAGCTCGATAGCCCGTTTCGCGTTCATCCATGTCTCACTGTCCATGAGGTGCGAGATCCGTGCGCGGGATAGCCCGGTCCGGAGCTCGTAGGCGTTGACGATGCTTTCCTTGACCTCCTCCAGCATTTCGATGGCCTTTTCCATCTCGACCTTGCTGCCGAAGGCTGAGGTCATGGGATTATGGATCATCATGAGGCTTGTGGGAGCCATCAGGACGGATGTGCCCGCCATCGCAATGACGGACGCAGCGGAGGCCGCAATGCCGTCGATCTTGATGGTAACGCTGCCGGTATAATCCATGAGCATCGTGTAGATCTGGCTGGCTGCAATGCAGTCGCCGCCGGGGCTGTTCAGATAGATGACTACGTCGCCCTCGCCGGAGAACAGCTCGTCTCGGAACATCTGGGGCGTGACGTCATCGTCAAACCAGCTCTCGGAAGCGATGGTGCCGTACAGCTCAAGAACCCTTGCTTCCGGTTCTCCGTCGGCCTGATTTCTCCACTTCCAAAACTTCTTCGGATTGTTCATCGGGTTCCGATTCCTCCTTTCCTGAATCGATATCTGCAAAAGCTCCGGCGTGGACGAGCGGGAGCATATTGCCGTTGATGAGGTACAGATCGCCGCCTTCCTCCGCTGGGATGCGGTCGAGATTTTCCAGCTCCCGGATGTCGTTGGCGGACATCCAGCCGTTCTGCCTCGCGGTGGCGTAACCGTTCATGCGGCTCTGATAATCGCCGCGCAGCAGACCTTCCACATTGAATTTGAAGAAGTACTTTTTCTTTTCTTCCGGCGTGAAAAGGGCACGGGACAGGGACTGTTCCCAGCGCACCACCCACGGGTCCAGCGTGTACTTCACAAACTCCAGCGACTGCTGCTCAATATTAGAAAAGCTCGACTTCTCCAGATCACCGACCATGTGGGGCGGCACCCGGAAAATTCGAGCGATTTCATTGATTTGGAACTTGCGCGTCTCTAAAAACTGTGCCTGCTCCGGTGCGATGGAGATCGGCGTGTATTTCATGCCTTCCTCCAAAATGGCGACCTTCCCGGCGTTCTGGCTGCCGGAGAAGCCCTTGTTCCAGCTCTCGCGCACGCGGTCTGGGTCCTTCACTGTGCCGGGGTATTCCAGCAGGCCGCCCGGTGTCGCGCCGTTGGCGAAGAATTTCGCACCGTATTCCTCGGTGGCAATAGCAAGCCCGATAGCGTTTTTTGCCATCGCAATCGGGCTATAGCCGACGAGCCCGTCAAAGCCGAGGCCGGGGATGTGCAGCACGTCCGAGGGCTTCAGGATCACGGTGCCGGTCTTCATAGTCGGCGCGTCGGAATTGTTCATCTGGTAGCTGTAGAAGAGCTGCCCGGAAGAATCCCGGTCTACCGTCATGCGGTTGGGCATGAGGGGGTAGAGTGCCACGACCTCGCCCTTGCCGTTGCGGATGATCTGCGCGTAGGCGTTTCCCCACAGAAGCAGGTGCGTCATGAGCGTTTCCCGGAAAACGAAGGAGCTCATCTCCGGATTCGGCTCGTCGTGTAGCAGCAGGTACAGCGGATGTCCGATGGCTTTCTCCTTGCCGCCGTCCTCCTTATAGGTGTACAGGTGAAGCGGGAGCCCTGCGATGGCCTCCGCCAAAATCCGGACGCAGGAGTACACGGCGGTCATCTGCATGGCAGAGCGCTCTGTCACGATCTTACCGGAGGTGCTGCCGCCAAGGAAGAAGCGGTAGCTGCTGCCGGAGGTTGCGTTGGTAGGCTTATCGCGGGAATGGAACAGGCCACTCAAAATTCCCATATTCATCACCATCCTTTCAGATAAACAAAATGCCTCTGTCATCATAAACAGAGGCAGTGGATACATTGCCGCAGCGAATCGCCCGGTCCAGCGCCATGATGGTGGCGACCGCGCCGTCGATCTTCTCGGTGGAGCGTTCCTTGTCAGCTTTGATGTTGCCAGCAGGGTCTGTCCGAATATAAATGTTGTCCATCATCCAGCGCAGGACCGGATGCCCGCCGTGGGCGATCCGCTTTTCCAGCACCAGCTTCATGAGCTCCTTCGTCGGCGGGGACATGTCCTTGAAGCCCTGACCGAAGGGCACGACGGTAAAGCCCATGCCCTCCAAATTCTGGACCATCTGGATCGCGCCCCAGCGGTCGAAGGCGATCTCCCGGATGTTGAATTTTTCGCCCAGACGCTCGATGAACTTTTCGATATAGCCGTAATGGACCACGTTGCCCTCGGTGGTCATCAGGTACCCTTGGCGCTCCCAGACCTCATAGGGAACATGATCGCGCCGGACGCGCAGGTCCATCGAATCCTCCGGAATCCAGAAGTACGGGAGAACCACATACCGGTCATCCTCGTCGGTGGGCGGGAACACGAGCACGAACGCCGTGATGTCAGTGGTGGACGAGAGGTCGAGGCCGCCATAGCAGACCCGCCCCTCCAGATCATCCTCATTCACCGCGAAGGCGCAGGCGTCCCATTTCTCCATCGGCATCCAGCGCACCGCCTGCTTGACCCATTGGTTCAGGCGGAGCTGCCGAAAGGCATTCTCTTCGCCGGGATTTTGTCTGGCCGATTCGCAGGCGGCCCGGACCTTGTCGATCCCGACCGTGATACCCAGCGACGGGTTGGCTTTCCTCCAGACCTTCGGGTCCGTCCAGTCCTCGGATTCATCCGCGCCATAGATCACCGGGTAGAAGGTCGGGTCGATCTTCCGGCCCTCAAGGATGTCCTTGGCCTTCTGGTGCGTCTCGTAGCAAATGGAGTGGGTGTCGGTCCCGGCGGTGGTAATCAGGAAGTACAGCGGCTGCATTCGGGCATCGCCAGAGCCCTTGGTCATGACATCAAAGAGCTTCCGGTTGGGCTGCGTGTGCAGCTCGTCGAACACGACGCCGTGGATGTTGAAGCCATGCTTCGAGTAGGCCTCCGCCGACAGCACCTGGTAGAAGCTGTTGGTGGACTTGTAGATGATCCGCTTTTGGGAAGCGAGGATCTTCACGCGGCGAGAGAGCGCCGGACACATTCGCACCATGTCAGCGGCCACGTCGAATACGATAGCGGCCTGCTGGCGGTCGGCAGCGCAGCCATACACCTCGGCGCGTTCCTCGCCGTCACCGCAGCAGAGTAAAAGCGCCACAGCCGCCGCAAGCTCCGATTTGCCCATTTTCTTCGGAATCTCCACATAAGCCGTGTTGAACTGCCGGTACCCGTTAGGCTTCAGTATGCCGAACAGGTCGCGGATGATCTGCTCCTGCCAGTCGATCAGTTCAAAGGGCTTTCCGGCCCAGGTGCCTTTGGTATGGCAGAGGGACTCGATGAACATGACCGCATAATCGGCGGCATCCTTGTCATAGTGAGAGTCCTTCGCCTTGAACTTCGTAGGCTTGTATTTCTTCAGTTTTCTTATTGCCATGCGCGTCACCACCTCCCTAATGACATAAAAAATAGCCGCCGCCATTCCCGGCGCGACCTTCGTCATATACGAGGAACAGAGCCTGTCGGCTCCACTCCTTCTCGGTTTCTGTTTTCTGTTTCTCAGCCAATCTCGATGCCGCCGTAAAGGCCGCCCTCGCTCTTGTACCAGTCCTTGCCGCTACTCAGCGTCTTCACAAATCGGAAGGTCTTCTCGGTGTTGAGGTTCTCCCAATGGCTGGTGGTCTTGCTGCCGAACCTGCTGGTGCTTTCGGTCAGGCGAACCCGGATGCTCTTCTCGTTGACCTTGATGATCTCGCCCTCCCAGGTCGTGCTCTGGATCAGTATTCCAACGCAGCGTCCCGTGTAAGCCTTGACCTTCATTCCAACCTGCGCTTTTTTCATGTTCTTGCCCTCCGTTTAGTGTGTTTTCCCTTTCGGTAGTGACATATTCGCTCTAAACCGGAGATATAGCAAGTTATTTATGCGCTGCCCACCGCCATAATCTACACAAAGATTCCGGCTGGAAATTGTGTATCTTACGGGCGGTATGACTGGTGGATGATGGAGAGGATTCTCTCTCGTTCCTCCGCATCGATGCCGATGCTCTCCAGAGCCTGCCGCGTTCCGCAATCCGGGCAGATGAGCGTCTCGTTGTCTGTGCGGGAGAGCGCCGGGGCTTCCCCGTAAGTCTTGCCGCACAGCGGACACACCCTGATCTTTCTTACATTATCCTTCATTTTGGACCGCCTCCCTGCATTTATCATAAGCCGCCGCCAGCACTTTTCTGTCGAAGAAGAAGGCGTCGTATCCTTCAAGGCAGGTTCTCATGTAGAAATTGGACGGGATGCCGATGGGCCTGTTCTCGTACATGATGTAGGCGAAAGCGTTCACTGTCCTGCGCCCGCCCGTTCGGATGTCCTTGTACTGAAGCCGCAGCTCCTTCTTGTAGTAGAGGGACGGGAAGCCCTCGTAGCGGTCCAGCGCGGCCACGTCCGATTCCGTCACCTCCCAGATCACGACGGGAACCGAGCCGCCGTTACGCTCCTCGATGGTGAGGTAGGAGCCGGTCTTGCTTCCCTTGAATAGAAGCTCCCAGCCCTTAAGCTCCGCCGTTCCAAGGATAGTGGCGTGCGGACAGCGGAAGGCCATCTGCTCCACGTTGAGGTTGCTACCGTAGGCGATGTAGTATCGTTTCTTCATTCTGAATCCTTCCTTTCCGAAGGGGATACCCTTCTACCACCTCAAGACCGCTTTCGCGGTCGGGGTAAGGTGGCAGGAGGCTACCTCCTGCGGGTCCTTCAAGCGGCTCTGCCATTGCGGAAGGCGGCGTCTCCGCTTAAGCGTCTGGTAAGGATGTCCCTTGCGGTCGCAAACTCATCTCCGATGAATCCCAGCCGCAGGAGCCAGGTCCGCATCGCATATTTCGGATTCTCGTTCTGCTGGGGCTTGGGGCTTGCCGTCTTGACTTCCTTCGCCATCTGGCTGAGTGCGAGGCAAAGCTGGATGTAGCTTTTCAGCTGTCCCGCATGAAGCCCGCCCCTGCGGTCGGTGGTCGGCGCATCGAACTGGAAGAGCCGGAACTCGACCGTGCCTTTGGTGAAGGTCGCGTGGTAGTTAAGCATATGGTAGCGGCTGTCATTATAGTGCTGGTCGCGTCCGTAGTTCGCGCCGTGGCTGGTGTACCAGATGTCAGCAAGCTGCGTCATCGTGGTGGGCTTCTTCTTGTTGACCTGCTCCAGGAACCTTGGGTCAACCGTCCGGCAGTAGCGGCTCATGCGGCGGTGGTCGAGGTCAAGCGCCTCGGCAATCAAACTCTCGTGGCTTGCCATGATGTTTGCCAGGTTGCGCAGCGTCTGCGCTGTGTGTCCGTTTGCCCCGATGTGGATGTGTACTCCGCAGCCCCGGCTGGCATCGCTCTTCGCGCCTGCGTGGCGGAGCTGGCGGATAAGCTCCTGCAGGGTTTCGATGTCCCCGTAGCGGAGGATGGGCGTCACTAGTTCACACTTTTCACTGTCCGGCCCCGCGATGGAAACGTCCTTCTGGAATTTCCACTCGCGTCCGTCGCCGTCCCAAGCCGACCAGGTGCTGTATCCGTTGCGGCTCGCCGTGTTCTGGCTTCTGCCCGTCCCGAAGAAGTCGGCGGCAATCTGCGCTGCCTTTTCCCTCGTGATGCTGTTCATCTCGATCTCAACCCCGATGGTCTGGTTCTTAAGGTTCTCAATCTGGCGTGCTGTTTTCTCTGTCATGGTGGTATCCTCCGTTTTCGTTTTGGTGTGTTTCCCCTTTCGGTAGTGACATATTCGCTCTAAACGGAGGATATAGCAAGTCAATTCTGAGTATATACTACACAATCTTTCTGGGCCGGTTTTGTGTATGTTATGGCGGTTACGACACGCCGTCCGAGCAGCTTTTTTCGCTGGAAACCAGCTTGGAATAGATGGTGTTGACGGAATCTAGCTTTTTCACAATGTCCTCGCCGCAGACCACGTTCAGCCCGCTGCCGTTGTCCCACTTCATCAGAAGACTGCCCGTATCGTCCACGCCAAGGACGGTTCCGTGTGTTCCGGCAGGCGGCGCTTGGCAGTCGTCCATGCAGACAAGCTCCACACGGGTCCCAGCAGGATATTCCCTGCGGAGCCGTTCGACTGTTTCTCTCGATGGAAAGTTCATGCTGTCACCTCCCCGCAGCCCTCGCCGCCGTCTGCGGTGCTGGCAGATCCCTCAATGGTGGCCGCCTTGGCGGCTTCACGCTTTTCCTTCTGCGCCGCGCTGAAGGCATCGGCCTTTTCCTGATTGGGGAAGGCTGCGCTGCCGGAGAGCTTCTTCAGCAGAATTTTCCGCTCAGCCTTGTATTCCGCGCCGATGAAGCCTAGCCGCAGGAGGAAGCAGCGGAAGGCGTACTTTTCGCTTTCTACCTCGGTCTCAGTCGCGGTGACCCGCGTGGCCTCCTTGGCCATCTGGCTGAGAGCTGCAATCAGGCTCATGTAGGCCTGCGTCTCTTCCGGCTCCGGCGTGCGGTCCCACCAAGGGAACTCGACCTTGCTGTCCGTCGTGCGGATCGTCAGGCGAGCCGCATCCACCGCCTTCGTGATCAGATTTGCCTTGCTGTCTACCAACTTCTGCAGGCGGTCAAGGCTGTCCGGGTTGAAGCCGTCCATCGGCATGCTGATCGTTAGGCCGTCCTCGGCACCACCGTTCTCTTCCTCGGCTGCCTCCGTGTTCTCGGTGGTGGGCTCGGAAATGGCGTCCTGCGCCTCCGTGCCCGCCGTGTCGGACTCCTGCGCCGGTACCTCGGCCTTGATCTCGAAGGGCTCCAGCAGGTCTTCCTCGGCAAGTGTCAGGAGCGGCTGCAGGTCAGCATCTTCAGGAACCGTGATCGTGCCGTCCTTCTCGATGAAGTAGGGTCCTACCTCGTAGGCGCATCTGGGCATCTTGGTGTAACGGGAAGTCCCGCCAATGATCTCGGCCAGTCGCTGGGCGACAGCCTTTCTGTTTTCGGCTGCGAGTTTGATATTCGTCATGGTAATGTACCTCCGTTTTGGCGTTTGTGTTCCCGTAGGCCAGTTCCCTTCGGGTAGTGTATTAATCACTCTAAAGGCCTGAAATAGCAAGTCATTTCTCTCGAAAAGACCGCATATTTCAGGCCTGTTCTGACATTCTACCTTTTACACAAGCGCCGACCAAAGGCATTGTGCATATTACAGGATTGCCTTGAATTTCTCCAACAGACGTCCCAAATCACTTCGGTTGTGGAACAAACACCTTGACGGATATGCCGAGCCGCTTGCAGTTGTCTATAACGTACTTTGTCCCACGCGAGCTTCCGTCCCAGAACGCGAGGACAAGGTCGGCGTATTCAATGATGGTAATATTGCGACGAAGCGGGGCGCTACGTCCGTATTTATCGTATTCCGGCAAAAATTCCGTCAGCTTAATGTCGTGGGCAAGGGCATACTCTCTTGCGCTGGTGTCCACGCCTCTCGCACCACCACTGACGATTTCCGTTACGCCATCCGGCAGATATTTTCCAAGGTCATCTATCCGCAGATTTCTGGAACCCACTACCGCTACCTTCATGCCAATCACTCCTTCAAAAAGATTGCGTCAATACTGCGTCATAGTTTCGCCATTTCTACGCAAGATTATAGTCTGACGATATAATTTAGTCAATCTTGCGTCAAGGGAGTGCTGATGCTATGAAGGACAATTTACCGCGATATACCCTCAGAATCCCTCAACTATTGTTGGATAAACTCGGTTTTATCGCCGAATATGAAGGACGGACAAAGAATAAAGAAATCGAGCAGCTTATTAAGCGCCGAGTGGATGAGTTCGAAGAAATACACGGGAAAATCAAAACTGGCGGGAGCGAAACGGACGATTAATAGTCAGTTCGCTCCCTTTTTGCAAGGTTTAACCTGCTCGTCGCTGCCAGAATTAGCATTCAAATGTTCCTTCAGGGCAGTAAAAAACGCCTTGGTTCTGAGAGGCTTTCCGGCGTTTTGCCATTCCTCTTCAAAATCAAAGCGTTTCTCAAGCTGTGCAACGGAGTAATCTGCTCGGAAAGACCGCCACGTCATGGAATCCCAGCGTTTCAACTGCTCCCATTGCTCCGGGAACTCCCGATAGAGGACCCGCAGCTCTTTCAATGACTGGAGTGGGCAACACCAGCAGGACACTCGATCCATCTTGTCATATAGACCATCCCAATTATATCCGCGTTCCTTGCAGTATCGAAGGCAGTCGGCTTCCGTCATCCCCCAATCGATGAGTGGGTGTTGACAATTCTTGCGCTGATTACATTTCCGTTCCATTCTGTATCCTTCATCAGCAGCAAGGCCCACATACTCTATGACATCATATTGCTCGTGGAGAGAGCGGAGAAATTTTTCTCTTGGCAGGTTCTTCAGCTCTTCTGTACACCACCGCATTTTCGGACCAGCCCAGCCGTACCCATCACGTTCCAGCCCATATTTTCTGGCGTAGGTCGTGTTTTCCTTTCGCTTGACTTTGACCTCTGCAAAGTAGTATTCAAAGTCATGAGGGGCCTTCACGCGAGTAATTTCACGACCAATGTCGTGCTCAACCTGGTCCACATGCCGGTAGAGCTGTGGAAATTCCAAACCTGTATCACAGAACAAAATGATATCGACCGGCATGCCTTCCTCCAACAGGCGGAGCAGCATGGCGGTCGAATCTTTTCCACCGGAAAATGAGCACACATACAGCTTGGGCTTATCCACCGTGATCCACCTCCTTCACCAGATCGGCGTACATGAGCTTCTTGCCCTCACGCTCCACATACACCTGATCCGCACCGCCGAAGTCCTGCACATAGCGCCGGAGGATGACGGAGGCGTACTTGGGATCGAGCTCCATCATGTAACAGACGCGTCCGGTCTGCTCACAGGCCATCATGGTGGAGCCGGAACCGCCAAAGGTGTCTATCACGATGCTGTTCTCCTGCGAGGAGTTGGTGATCGGGTAGGCCAGCAGCTCCAGAGGCTTGCTGGTCGGGTGGTTCTCGTTGCGCTTGGGCTTGTCATAGTTCCAGATCGTGGTTTGCTTTCGGTCGGAATACCACGGGTGCTTCCCGTTCTGCAGGAAGCCGTAGAGTACCGGCTCGTGCTGCCACTGGTAATCCGAGCGGCCCAGCACCAGCGAGTTCTTCACCCAGATACAGACACCGGCCAGATGGAAACCGGCATCGATGAAGGCCCTGCGGAAGTTAAGCCCCTCGGTGTCGGCGTGGAAGATGTAGGCGGCACCGCCTTTCTCTAACACGTCCGCCATGCCCTGAAAGGCTGCCAGCAGAAAGCCGTAAAACTCCTCATCCTTGATGGAGTCATTCTGGATCGTCAGGCCGCTGGCGCTCTTGAAGGAGACGCCGTAGGGAGGGTCCGTTACGATCAAATTGGCGCGTTTGCCGTCCATCAGCTTCTGGACATCCTCGGCTTTGGTGGCATCGCCGCAGAGCAGGCGGTGCTTGCCCACGGTCCAGATGTCGCCGGGTTCCACGAAGGAAGCCTTCTCCAGCGCGGCAGAGAGGTCGAAATCATCATCCTTAGTCTTTTCGGTATCGTCCGCGAACAGGTCTGCCAGCTCGTCGGTGTCAAAGCCGGTCAAAGACAGGTCAAACGCCTGCTCCTGCAGGGCTTCGATCTCGACGCGCAGCATTTCCTCGTCCCAGCCCGCGTCCTCAGCATAGCGGTTATCCGCAAGAATGTAGGCCTTGCGCTGGGCCTCGGTCAGGTAGTCCACCAGCACGCAGGGCACCTCGGTGAAGCCTTCCTCCCGCGCAGCCATCAGGCGACCGTGACCGGCGACCACGTTGAAGTTCTGGTCGATGATCACGGGGTTGACGAAGCCAAATTCCCGTAAAGAAGACCGGAGCTTGTTGATCTGCTCCGGCGAGTGGGTTCGTGCGTTATTCACATAAGGGATGAGCTTGTCGATGGAGACCAGTTTCATCTCGGTTGTCGTCTTTGCCATAGTGGTCACCTCAATACAGGCCCCATTCGGCGAACTTCTCGAAGCCACCGACGGAGCGGATGTAGTCCCGCGCTTCCGCCACGATCTCATGGAACGGAAGCCCGTCCACGGTATCGTCGCCGATGGCACAGCAGAGCTCCACGGGAGCACTGATGCGCTGGGCCTTCAGGAAGGCGTGAATGTTGACGGATACATCGGCCTTGGACAGGTCTTTGCCATGCAGGCCACCGCCGGTCACGGAGTCAGCCATATCGCTGCCGAGCTTCCGGTTGGTCGCGCCGGTGTCCACATCCGTGCCGCCGATCCAATCGCCGAGCGGATTGATCTCCACGCCGGGATAGGTTTCGGCCAGCTCCTGTGTGGGAGCGTTGCTCTGGCAGAGAATCAGGCGGACGCCGTCCAGGATGTATTTCCCGTCAGATGTGTATTTCTCATATATCCGGCGGGCAATGGTCGAGAGCTCTTTCTGCTCTGGCGTCAGCGGCATACCTTTGAAAATGCCGTTGTCTCCACAGCGCAGGCCCTCCGCCTGGTTCGCGGATAGGTACGCATCCTGCGGAACAATCATGATGTCCGGATCTACGTTGCCAGCAATGCGGTGGATGGCAGCAGTGATCGCGCCTTCGTCGAGCACAGCGGTGGTTTCGATGATCACATGACATTTGCCGTGGCCGATCAGGACCTCCACAGCGATTTTGGGATCATGCTCTGTTTTATATGCGAGGTCCACGATGGCACCCGCGATTCGGTCTGCCACCTTGTCCGGGTGGCTCGGATTCACTTTTTCTATCATCTGTTCTTGCTCCTTGCTCTCAGCAGTTTTTCCATCGCGTCATCCTGCGGGGAGCCCTCGTAGGCCGTGGTGCAGTTCTGCTTCACGATGTCGAATATCTCGTACCAGAGCAGGTTTGCCTGCTTCTGAAAACTGAGCATCATCTGTACGAAGGGGCTGGCGATGGGGGCCTTCGTGGTGGGGTGCTTGCCGAGGAGGCCGTAATTGCTGACCGCCTCCGAGCACTGTATATACCGGGCGAAGGCCTCGGAGTAGCTCTCCACCAGCCGGGGATTTACCAGCCGGTCGCAGCCACGTTCCTTCAGCCATCGGATCGTCTCGTTGAAAATGATATCCGCACCGAGGGGCTCGCCGTCACGCTGCTTGGCGGACAGGTAGTCGCTGGGGTGCGGCATGTCCGTGCCGGTCAGGTCGGCCACCGGGCCGAGGTCATCTGTGCCATCAAGGTCGGTGATTGGAAGATCCATAACCTGCGCGGCTTTGCCACGAGCGATTTTATCGGCAAGAGCATCCGGCTTATCGCCCGCACGGACGCGCCTGCCGCCTCGATTTGTACCGTCTTTTGCCATGCTTTCACCGTCCTTTCGATGGCCTTGGGGTTAATACCCCGTTTGAACCTGTTTTTTTGCGTAAAAGAGGGGGCGGCGGTCTTTTAGAAGCCGCCTCACAGAGATTCTGATCGCCCCTTCCCATCGGAATCAGTAGTGGTACACCGGGTACTGATCTTCGTTGCGGGTCTTGACGTCGTGATGATGCTTGCACAGTGGCTGCCAGTTCTCCGGGTTCCAGAAAAGCTCCGGATCACCACGGTGCGGACGGATGTGGTCCACGACCGTTGCCTTGACGTACTTGCCTTCGCGCTGGCACTGGGCGCACAGCGGGTGGGCACGAAGGAAAGCCTTCGAGAGTCTGCGCCACCGGGAGCCGTAGCCACGGGCAGCAGCGGAGCGCACCTCCTCCGGGTGGAGGGAAGCATGCTCGTCACAATATTTCTTTCCCTTGGGCACCAGCTTGGGGCAGCCAGGATGCCTGCAGGGATGGTCCGGGAACCTTGGCATCATCGTCACCGCCTCTCCAATAGAAAAGGTCAGAGCCGGTTTCCCGGTCCTGACCTTCATTTTTCGCATCTTAATCCTATCATAAGAGGCGACTCTCAATCCCTCTCATTTCCTCTCATGCTGAGCGGCCATCGAGAATTTCCGTTACGGCGGTAAGCGCCGTCTCGTGCATCCGGTAGATATGCTGGATGCTGTAATGCATCTCCACGGCGATCCGCTCCCAGGAGAGGAAGCAGAGGTATCGTTTCTCCAGTAGGGTCTGAAGCTCCATGTCCTCCACGGCATGGATGGTGTCCATGATCTCTTTCTTCAGCTCCACCAGCGCGTTGATGTCGTCCTGCAGGCCTTCCTGAACCTCGATGATCTTCATCACGCAGCTTTCCACCTTGGACGCGCCGTGATTGGGGTTCCTTGGCATGTCGGAGAGCACCGCCGTGCAACTGGTGGCCAACTCCCGCAAGGAATCGATCTGCTGTATCTTTGACTTGATCCGCATGTCCAGAAACCGTGCTTGACCCAGATATGCCTTAGTAGTCATACGTCTTTTTCTCCTTCCGCAGGTTGGTGATCAGGAGGTCTGGGTCCACTTTGGTCAGCACTCCAAACCAGCCGGAACGGAAGAAGCGTTCGATTTCTCTCAGTTCCTGCTCATCGTCCGTCATGCGGTAATCCTTCACTGCCTGCAGGACGATGGCGTTTGCAATCTCCTGATAAGGGTCCATCCTTGTACCTCCGATAAGTGTTCCTCTCGGATTGGCACGGATTGTCGAATTATTTCGAAGGTTGTCATCAGATTTTCAGGTCCGCTTTGACCGCCTCAATCAGGGCGGCCTGCGTTTTGTCTTTCGCCTGCAGGGCCTTCAGGATGCGCTCGTCGATGGTGCCCTTGGTGACGATGTGCTGGATCACCACGGTACCGGCGCTTTGGCCCTGTCTCCACAGGCGTGCATTGGTCTGCTGGTAGAGCTCCAAGGACCAGGTCAGGCCGAACCACACGAGGGTGGAGCCACCGGCCTGCAGGTTGAGGCCGTGACCGGCGGAGGCGGGATGGATCACCGCCACAGGGATTTTGCCGCTGTTCCAGTCGGTGATGTCCTTGCTGGACTTCAACTCCCGGACATCAAAGCGGCTCCTGATCCGCTGTAAGTCGTGTCGGAACCAGTAGGCCACCAGCACAGGCTTGCCGTTTGCCGATTCGATGACGTCCTCCAGTGCATCCAGCTTCCGCTCATGGAACTCGACAACCTCGCCGGTGTCGGCATAGATCGCACCGTTGGCCAGCTGCGCCAGCTTACCAGTGAGGGCAGCGGCATTTGCGGCGGTGACCTCGCCATCCGGCAGCTGCAGGATGAGCTCCTGCTTCAGGTCGGAATACCGCTCGGCCTCTGCGTCAGAGAGCTGCACCTCGTACTGGGTGGAAACCAGCTCCGGCATTTTCAGGTGGTCGGTAGACCTCATGGAGATCGTGATGTCCGAGATCTTCCGGTAGATCGCATCCTCCGCAAAGGGCAGTGGTTTGTAGGAGTAGATGATCTCGCCGTTGCGCTTGTCGGGCATGAAGTAGGTGTTGCGGTACTGGGTGATGAAGCGTCCAAGGCGCTGGCCCATATCCAGCAACCGGAACTCCGCCCACAGGTCCATGAGGCCGTTGGAGCTAGGCGTGCCGGTCAGGCCGATGATCCGCTTGATCGTGGGTCGGACACGAAGTAGAGCCTTGAATCGCTTGGACTGGTGATTCTTGAAGGAGGAGAGCTCGTCCACGATCACGGTGTCGTAGTCGAAGGGAAAGCCGCTGTCCTCGATCAGCCAGCTCAGGTTCTCCCGGTTGATGATCGTGATGTCCGCACTTCTCATCAGGGCAGCGCGGCGCTCCTTTGCGCTGCCGACAGCTACAGTATAGGTCAGATGCTGCAGATGGGACCACTTGCCGATTTCGGCGGGCCATGTATCGCGGGCCACACGCAGCGGCGCGATCACCAACACGCGATGGGCTACGAAGCTGTCAAACAGCAGATCCGCGATGGCAGTCAGGGAGATCACCGTCTTGCCCAGACCCATATCGAGCAGGACAGCAGCCACGGGATGGGTTTCAATGTAGTCGATGGCGTAGGCCTGATAATCATGAGGTGCGAATTGCATCCAGCATCCCTCCTATCTGTTCCACGCTGTCGATGACGTATACCCGAAAGCCCAGTGACCGCAGGAGTCGGTGCCGCGCCAGTTGGAGCGGGCGTGGCTTTTTGCCGGGGGCCTTCAGCTCTACGAAGGCGATATGGCCATCAGGTATTAAAACGAGGCGGTCGGGCATTCCGTCGAAGCTTGGGGAAACGAACTTCAGCGCAATCCCGCCGAGCTTTTTTGCCTCTGTCGCTAACTTGTTTTCGATCTGCTTTTCTCTCATACTTGCCTCCCATCAGGGCTTGAATCCGGGACGTGCAAGGTGTATCAATGCCATTTCAGAACTTTTTCTTAGGGCTGTTTTTATAGGCCTTAGAGAATTTTTGTATAAGACCTTGACACACCTTGTCATCCCATAGTCTCACTTCAGGAAATCATCTCCGGCATCGTCCTCTGTGCGGATACGCAGGCCCTTAAAATACCGCTTCCGATTCAGGACCACGCGCTCAAAGCCAGCGCTCTCCAAAGCGAAATAGAAGTCCGCCGTACTGCGCACATACTCGTTGGTATCGATGCAATAGTTCCGATACGCCTGGTAGAGGGACGAGGAGCTTTCCTTATAGTCATCGCCGGTATCACACTTGTCCTCGATGAAGTGGCCGAACCAGTCGTTCTGGCTGCGGTATTCGCAGATCGCGTCCTGCACGCACTTCGGCACGGGAATCTGGTACTCCAGCTCGATGACCTTCTTAGCACCCTCGATGACCCACGCCAGAATGCTCTCACCTGCGTTGTCGTACAGGTACTCGCCGTAATTCTTGATGTCGCTCTTGCCGGTGATCTTGGCGTTGAACGGGATGACGATCAGCCTGCGCCAGATACCGTCATCAGAGGCGCTGACCCTCGGCAGGTGGTTGGTGTAGAGCACCAGCGTGTGGCAGGGCTTGAAGGAGAACGGATCCTTGTACTTCTTTTCCGCAAACACGTCGTCCGTGGAGCAGAGCTGCTTGACGGTGGAGTCGTTGAGTCTGGCACCTTCCTGCATCTCGGCGGCGATTAGGAGTCGCTTGCCTTTGACCTCGGCCATCTCCGGCTTGATGTTCCGGCGGCAGCCCACAGTAAGGGTATCAGCGCTAATGTTGCCGCTGTACAGGCCCAGCACGCGGGAGATCGCGTTCCAGAAGGTGGACTTGCCGTTGCGGCCATCGCCGTAAGCAATGATGAGCGCTTCCACGTAGACCTTGCCAATGGCGGCCAAACCACAGATCATCTGAACGTAGTCGATCAGCTCCTGATTGCGCTGGAAGATGAGATCGAGGCAGTCTCGCCATATCTGCTGCCCCTTGGGCCCAGGCGTCACGGAGGTGATCTTCGTGATAAAGTCCTCCGGGGAGTGTTCCCGTGCACCGGCCATGCCCAGCCGCAGATCATAGGTAGCTTCCGGGGTGTTGAGCGCAAAGCAGTCGGCATCGAGATCCCTCGGTGAGATCTCCAGCATCGGGTGGGATTCCTTCAGCGTTGAGGTGATGTATTTGGAGTCCCGCCGCTTGATGACGAAGGCACGGTAAGCCTGTGCGGCGAGGAACTCCTGATAGGCCTTCAGCTGCTCGTCGCTCATCAGCTGCTCGGCCTTGCTCTTGGTGGTGCCGTCAAGAATGGTCTGGGCACCGCTGTTCTTCATCTTCTCCAGCGCGGAGAGCAGGTCCCGACCAGCTTCCTTCATCTGGCGGCGGGTCAGCTCGTGGGCAACCGCCTGCGCACCAGGCTCCGACTCCTGCCAGTAATGATCGCTGTAGCGGATGAAGTGGGTCGCCGGGGAATAGCGCAGCTCCTTGGAGAAATACTTGGTCAGCACCTCGGCCTGCCCAACGTCGGAATAGTCCTCCGGCTTATAGCTGGCCGGATCGTTGTAGACCTCCGGTGGTACATAGCCGTCCTGCTGCCGGATGCGGGCAAAAAAGCGCTGGGCACTGTGCCAGATGGTGGAGAGCTCCGATGCCTCCAGCGGAGGGACGCACTTTGCAGCCTCGTCCATGAACGCCTGATACGCCTCGTCTGTATCGCCATACTTCTTGATGACGCGACCGGCGAAGCGGGACATGGTGGCGTTGCGGCTGCCCTCCAGTATGACGGTGTTGCCGTCATACTGGCCATCCGGCATATCGTCGTCGAAGGCATCCTCCTCCAGAAACTCCGTCAGGGTCATGCGGCCCGGATAGATGGTGACATCCGCAGCGCTGGTTCCGAAGAAGAAGCGGGCGGCGTCCAGCGCCTTGGTGTCAAAGTACGGGAAGATAGAATTGACCAGCTTCTTCATGTCACTGTACAGGGCCGCGTCAGTGACGTAGTCGATGGGAAACAGAACGTGGAACTTGGGGCGCGCCGGTTTCCCGTTTTTCTCCCGCATGTTAAAGCGGCTGTAGTGGATGGCGAAGGTCACGCCGGGGAAAGCCTCCATGACGTCCTCCGGCGTCTTCCAACCAGCAGGGTCCTCGGTGTGGTCGTTGTCACAGTCCACCGGCAGGCAGTCGCTGCCAATGAAGTTGTCGCCGTTGCGGTAGCTGTTCCGGTACTCCGCGCACACATAGTCGTGGCGGATGGCGGCCTTCAGGCTGTCCGCATCCAAAATGACGTGCTTATGGGGATAGGAGCAGTTACCGGGATTGCCGGTGACGTCGGCGCTATAGATCGTGAACATCAGTCGTACACCTCCTGAGATTCCTCCTCCAGCACCTTGGTGATGAATTTGAGGGCGCGGATCGTGGTCTCCAGCTCACAGTCGCCGCCGAGGAAGACCTCGAAGCCTCTGCAGCCATACCTGTCGACATAGGTGTTAATCTTCATGTCTGTGCTGCCTTCATCCTGAATGCGGAAGTAGGTGCGTCCGCCGTGACCGGTGTCGCCGCCCATGAAGCCGGTGGTGCCAGCCTCCACTTCGAGAATGTTGGCGCTTACCACATCGCGGGTATAGGTCGTGAGCTCTGTGCCGTCCGGCAGCATACGGCGTTTTTCCTTGATTTCATACATAGTCTCAAACCTCCTGACAGTCTTCGGTGAAGTAGCGCAAGCGGTAGCTCTTCCACTTGGCACGGTTGATCTCCGCCTTCATACCCGCAGAGATGCGACTGCCGAATACCCAGACCTCTGAGCACTTGCTCATCAGGGCGTTCCCGAAGAACAACCCAAGCTCACGCTCGGCGGGGTCGGCATCGTTCAGAAACTGCGGGAACAACAGATGCGGCGCGATGGGGATATACCCGGTTTCGACAGCAAAGCGGCTGTAGCGTCTCGCGGCCTCGATATTGGCTGCAACATCTCCGGCATAGGAAGAGCAGATGTACACGATGGGCCGGAAGGCGCGAAGGGCACGATGCTCCTGCTCAATAGCCGTCAGGGCATCATGGGCCGTCGGGTCCGGATAGCCTTCGCTGTTGTACTTGCTGATCGTCATGACGCGATTCCTCCTTTCCGGGCGGACATAGGAAAAGGCGTCCACCTCTAATTTCCATTGGAGATGAACGCCTGATTTGAGCGGGCCGAAATCAATCTTTTTTGTAAAAAGGTGTGGCGTAGCCGTCTGCCCGGAGCAGCAGGCCTGTTGCCCACGGCGGGGTCCGGCCCATCTGCTCACACACGGCATCCAGCGACATGCTGGGATCTGCCTCGATGACCAGCTCGTCGTGGATGTGCATGACGATGGAGCAGCACCGGAGCGTGCGCATGGCGTAGCAGAGAATGTCGCGGGCGGTGGCTTGCACGATGTTCTCTACGAACTTGGGGCCGTAGGAATCCAGCCGCTCCCATTTTTTCGTCGCGCCGACGCCTTCATAGGTGATACACTCGCCGCCGAACTTGTTTGTGCCGATCTTCGGCTTCACATAGGCAAGGCTCCTTCCGGAGGGCAGCGTGATAAACAGCATCCCGCTCCGGCAGGAAAAGGTCAGACCGTAGCTGCTGGTGGAGTGCTTATACCGCACAGCCTCCATGACCGCCCGGTCCACGGCCCACCAAAATTCCACGATCCGGGGGTTCGACTGCCGCCAAGCGTCCACCAGCGGCGGG